AAGAAAAAACAAAAGAAAAGCAAGCGATGAAAAAACTAAAAGAAACGCATCACAAAGCTTGCAAAATAAAATAAAATAAAATAAAATAAAAAAACAAACAGAAAGGATAAACCATGTCTGAACTAGAAGAAAACTACAAAAAAGCACACAACTGGCGCAAAAGAAAACAAACAGCGCACAGAGAAATAATAAAAACATGCAAAAGAGCAATACAAAACGGAAATGGAAATTTCCACGAAACAAAATTAGACGAATTCGACATACGCAACTCCTGGAAAGAAAATAAAATGAAACATAAAATAGAAGAAGTCAAAAAAGCGCGCAAATCACTGCGCGACAAAGCCATCAAAAAAGTAATGGCAAACAAAGAACTAGCCGAACTACTGATAAACCAGTTAGACGGACTAGAAAGCCTAACAGGACGAGAGGCAATGACACTCGAATTACAAATGGAACTCTTCGACGAATAAAAAAAAGGCCGCGCCCAAACACACGGGCGCGGCCTAACTGTCGGTTGTCACAACAGGCCAAGAAAGGCAAACGACCAATACAACACCAACAAACAAAGATAAAGAAGAATATCAATCAACGACATGGCCGTAATTCTTGCTCTCAATACGTTGACTGGGCGTCAATCCGCGACTATTCCGAGACGGACCAGAACGCGAAGAACCAAGCGTCGGGGAGGAAACCCCAGACGAAGAGGAAGAACCAGAACCGCGACCAAGAACCCGAGTCGGATTGAACATCCTCAACGCATTCCCCAACATGCCACCAGCATTCTCAATAGCAATCGCCTTCAACTGATTGCCATAAGTATCACGCTGCGGCGAACCAACAGGCGCAGACAAATAAGCCTCCAAAACATTGCGAGCAGAAGCCAAGTGCTGACGCGAATTCTGATCAACGCCAACCATGGTCTGCATCGCAGTTAACCGCTGCTGAAGCCGACTCAATTCCTGATTAAACGGGAGCATAGCCGTAGCAGGACCAGCGGAAATACCAGCCGAAGCAACCGACGCATTAGCCGAGATCTGCGCGTTCGCATTCGCAACATCCTGACCACGAACAGCAACAGCACGATCCAACTCACGCTGACCCTCATCATAACGCTGCTGAGCCTTAAGCTTAGCCATCTCAGCAGCTTGATTACCAAGAGTATTCGCAGACGTGGTAGAAGGATTAGCACCAAACGAAGACCCCGCAATTTCCTGCGGGGTCAAACCTTGACGCTTCAAGTAATTATACTTGTCGCGCAAAGCGTTAGAATCGCGGTCGCGATCCATCATCGAGCCAATACCAGAACCAAGTATAGAAGCAACGCCCTCAATGAATCCCATTACGACACCGCCGATGCAAACTGCGGAGGCTTCGAAATCAAACGCTGAACCGACATCGAAAAAAGATTCGACCCAATACCAACAGAACCGCCAAAAAAGCAAAGCGGCTTGCCATAATTGGGATCAGAAGAATCCAACGGATCAACAACAACAACTCGGTCAATACTCAAACCAGCACCAAATATACGACGACCCAGAACCGACCCCGACGCAAAATAACCAAAAGCCCAAACAGTCGGCAAAGTACTCACATTGCCGCCCAAGACACGATACGGCACGCTATCACCGTCAGGTGGCGGCAAAATCAAGCAACCGGCAGCGTTAATACTAGACCCCGAAGCACCGTTAAAAAACGATGTTTGCATACGCGAAACACGTTCACCAACAGCGGCAGGAGCACCAACCGGAAACGGACTAGTGCCCCAACCGTTAGAAACGGGCAACGTATCAACACCGTCACTGGACCAAAACATATCGCGTTCAAGATTAACAATATTAGTCATAGCATCTTACCTTGCTTGGGGAACTCCGCTTTAGAACCAGCACCCTGCATGCCAGAAAAATACGATTCCAGTGAAGAAGAAATTGGAGAACGGGTCTGCTCATCAATGTAAACATCGACCATATAGTCACCAAGAGACTGCGAACGAAACGCGGGCTTAATCCGCGTTGCATCCTTAGAATTCGCAAGCGTCGTCGGAGCCTCCATATAAGGAAAACTGTCACGAATATCGACCCGCCCACCAACAACGTCGTGGCCAGCACGCCACTGCCAACCCGCGGGGACATAACCAAGAGAATTGGTACCAAGAGACAAAGTAACATCACGCTCAAGAATCTCTTGAGGCTGCATAGCCTGCAGCATCTCAACATCACCAACCTGCTCCGCCCAAGAATTAGACAGGCGAGAGAACGGCGAACGACCCTCGATGACAGGGGCAAAACGCACAGTCAGCATATAAGACAAAACACAGTGCTCAGGACACACAACATTCTTCAACTGATGATCAATGTTAAAATCAAACAGCGTCTGCCACTGACCCAAAGAAGCACCGTCAGTCGCAGGCAAATCACGAGGATCAACACCGACAGTCACCTGATCAACCATCATTGGAACCTGATCGACTTCACGAGAACCGTCCGCGTTATACATCTCGTCAATAAGCTCCATATACCGATTATACGACAAAACGTCGCGTTCCATCGCAGAGCGGAAACGAGCCTGAACCGCAGACAAATCACGCACATCAAAATCAGTCGCAGAACCGACGGTATAATCAGCAGTATCGATGGGGGTAGCCGTCTCACGACCACGATTCCAAACATGCTGCAACGGAACGGCAACGTTCCCGTCCTGCTCCCACACGGTCGCATCGGAAAACTCAGGCCACTTGTACCACTCATTGTACACCCGCAACAAAGACTGACGCCAAAACTCAGGAACAACATTAAAGTTAAAATCGTTGGCACCAATGCCAAAAGAATCGAGATTCTGCACGTTGAAGGTGGGCGGCGCAGTAGCGCCAGCAGGACCTTCCTTCAAATAGTCAGGCCAACCAGACCACAACCAACGAAGAGGCGTCATAAACACACCAAGATGCGCATTGATCCGCAGAGAATCACGCTCGCGCAAAGATTCAAGCTTCACATCACCCTTGATAGAAATATTCGCTGTCTCACCCGGCATCAAAATCTGTTGCCGAATACAATTGACGCGACCGATCTTGCCAGTCTTCAGCGTCATACCACCACGGGACTCAGTCATTTCGCAGACTCCTTCTTCATCATTTCCTTCACCTCTACAGGCAACCGATCAACGGGCGGCTCACCGCCAAGACCGCCAGAATAAGCGACCACCAAAGCAATCATCTGCTCAGGCTTCGCACGACGCACTTCGAAATTCTCAAACAAACCGGACGCAGAAACCGCGTCAAAAGTCTCAGGAACCTTCATACAAGCAACAACACGATTGGCAGGGGCAACAACAATCGCAATCACAGCCGCCGCATATTGCGCCGGAAGAGGCACCGCGGGCATACCGGCAATCGTCAAAGACACCTCAATCACAGACGCCAAAATAGAACGAATACGACGCGCATCATCAGGATTCCAATGCTCGTCTTGAGTCAAAAGCCGCCAATCAGCCTCCAACAAACCATAACTGCGATGCAACTCGCCGTAGGCATCGCCACGCGCAAGCTGGACAGCGCCAGCCCTAAACGCAGAATGAATATCACGCATAATTCGCTCCTAAATGTTCGACCTTCTTAAAGTCGGTGGGGGGAAACTCAAACCGCAACCGCAGATGAGCAGAAGGCAACCGCTTGTCACAATATCCGTCTGGAACGGGGAGGAGCTGAGTTACCCAATCGTAAAATTCCTTTAAACACATCCGATGTGGCCTGATTCCAGCCCTCACGCTCTCTCGCATCGCGGTGAAAACGCCGCCACTGCTCTGGGTCCACGATTTCGGGACGCCGCATGCGGAACCCCAATTCCGACAGAAAAGCACCTGCTTGACCATCGACCGCAGCAATACGCTCGGAACGCTGTGGATCGTCTGCACCAAAACGCTCATACTGTAAGTCCTCGGACGCCACGACAGAGCCTCCAGAACCCTTATCGGAAGCCGATACAACAGATTCCGAATCCGACTCTTTCCCAGATCCCTCGTGGCCTTCACTCGATGAAGCCATGCCTTATCTCCCTTCTCCATATACTTAGCCAAATAAGTGCCCGCAGCGCGCGCACAATTAATGCGCAAAGGCTTGCGCTTC